ATCCTAAAAAATATAATAATTTAAATTCAGAAACATTTTTATTACCATGCACTGATGGAGAACTTATATTGTTTCCATCTAATTTGAAACACAGTGTACCTGTAAACATGGGAGATGAACCTAGAATTAGTATGTCTTTTAATACATTTAGTATTGATACATTAGGTAGTAAAGATAGTTTAACACATTTAGATATAAGGAGAATGATAAATGAGCACAATTGAAGATTATATATATGTTAAAAATCATATACCCACAGAGGTGTGTGAAGCATTAATAGATGAGTGTAATAAAAAAGAATGGAGAAAACATACTTGGAATAATTATGCTGCAGGAACTTCTAGTTCTGAACCTACAAAAGAATTAGATGTAATGCCTTGCACACAAGAACAACAAAATAAAATTACACCCTATTTAGTAAAAGCATTAGATGCTTATCAAACAAAACATACTTGGCCAGGAGACAAGACTCAAGGACCATGGCTTACAAAATTTAGTCCCATACGATTTAATAAATATGAAGTAGGCACTATGATGAGAGAACACTACGATCATATCCATAGTATATTTGATGGTCAAATGAAAGGGGTGCCGATAGTATCTATTGTAGCAAATCTAAATGAAGACTACGAAGGCTGTGAATTTTATTGCAGAGGTAAAGAAATTAAGCTAAAAACAGGAGATATACTTTTATTTCCGTCGAACTTTATGTATCCACACGAAGTAAAAGAAGCAACCAAAGGCACTAGATATTCATTTGTAAGCTGGGCCTTTTAGTAATATAAAGGGCTATATGCTACAAAAAGTAAGATTTGCACCAGGATTTAATAAACAAGTTACAGCCACCGAAGGTGAGGGCCAATGGGTTTCAGGTGATAATGTTAGATTTAGATATGGTTATCCAGAAAAAATAGGTGGTTGGGCACAGTTAGGTTCTATATCTTTAACAGGACGTAATACAGCTATACACCATTTTGTAAATACAGCAGGAATTAAATACGCAGCATTAGGAACAAACAGAATTTTATATATATACTCAGGTGGTATTTTTTATGACGTACATCCAATAAAAGCTACTACAACTTTAACATCAGCGTTTAGTACAACTAATGGATCCGCAGCTGTAACTTTAACTTTTGCATCAGCACACAATATAAACAAAGGTGATGTAATTTTATTAGATAGTTTTACAAGCATCACTAATTCTAATTTTGGATCTAGTGATTTTACAGATATAAAATTTATGGTAACTTCAATACCAACTGACACTACTTTAACTATTACTATGCCATCTAACGAAAGTGGTTCTGGAGCAAGCACTTCTGGTGGTATTAGAGTACAACATTATTATCCAGTAGGACCAGCAGTTGAGGTAGCATCAACAGGTTGGGGTCTTGGATCATGGGGTGGTCAAGCACAAGGACAGTTTACATCAACATTGTCATCAGGAATAAATACTAGTGTAACATCATTAACAATGGCAAGTTCAACATCGTTTGCATCATCAGGTACAGTACAAATAGGAAATGAATTAATTACTTATACAGGAAATAGCGGTGGAACACTATCAGGATTAACAAGAGGTGCAAATGGTACAACAGCTGCAACACACTCATCAGGTGCAACAGTTACAGATGCATCTAATTATTTTGCATGGAATTCTGCAGCATCTGGAGATATTGTAACTGATCCAGGTTTGTGGTCATTAGATAATTTTGGCAATAAAGTTGTTGCAACTATATTTAATGGTGAAACATTTACATGGGATTCAAACGCTACTAATGCCACAAGCACAAGAGCAGCAATTGCAAGTGGTGCACCAACAGCGTCTCGTGATATGTTGGTATCTACACCCGATCGTCACTTAGTATTTTTTGGTACAGAAACAACAGCTGGCACAAAATCTACACAAGACGAAATGTTTATAAGATTTTCTTCTCAAGAAGACATTACAGATTATACACCTACAGCAACCAACAGTGCAGGTACACAAAGACTGGCCGACGGATCACGGATCGTTGGTGCGTTAAGAGGTAGAAATGCAATTTACGTTTGGACTGACACTGCATTATTTATTATGCGATTTGTTGGTGCACCTTTTACATTTGCTTTTGAACAAGTTGGTACTAACTGTGGATTAATTGGCAAGAACGCTTGCGTTGAAGTTGACGGTACAGCATATTGGATGTCAGAAAATGGTTTCTTTAGGTATGGTGGACAGTTAGAATCATTACCATGTTTAGTAGAAGATTTTGTTTACGATGATATTAATACAATTCCAAAACAACATATTAATGCAGGCCTTAATAATTTGTTTGGTGAGATAAGTTGGTTTTATCCTAACTCAGGATCTAACACAGTTAACAGAGTTGTAACATACAACTACATTGATTCATCACCACAAAGACCTATATGGACAACAGGCACATTAGACAGAACAGCTTGGTCTGATTCTGCAGTGTTTGGTAAACCTCATGCATCACAATATGTATCAGACGATAATGGTACATCTGGCTCAGCAACTTACGTACAGGGTAATACAGATGGCACATCAATATATTATGAACATGAAACAGGGTTAGATCAAATTAAAGAAGGAGCAACGTCTGCTATTACAGCTTCAATTGAATCTGGAGATTTTGACATAGGGTTAACTCAAGATGGTGGCGCATCATTAAAAGGTGATGGTGAATTTATGATGAAAATTAGAAGAGTATTACCAGACTTTTTAGCACAAACAGGTGATACTAGAATTACTTTAAATTTAAGAGATTTTCCAAATGACACACAAGCAAGTTCTACATTAGGTCCATTTACAATAAGTAGTGGTACACAAAAAATAGATACACGTGCACGTGCTAGATCTATATCTTTAAAAGTTGATAACACAAGCACAAGTCAATTTTGGAAACTAGGCACATTTAGATTAGACATACAACCGGATGGTAGAAGATAATGGAAAACGAATTTGATTTTTTTAATCAATTAAGTCTTAGTGATTTAGACAGAAGTAGATTAGGTGGTTATGGAACATTTGATTACACTGCACCTATTGCAAATATAAATACAGCTTCTAATACAAATCTTAATACAGGCATAAAAACTGTTGCACCAATAAACATAATTCCTGCACCAATAAAACCTTTTATAAATCAAAATATTGGTAATAATAATGATGGTGGTATTCCAACTTTAAAAAGATCAACCTATAATGCAATTTTAGAAGATGAAGTAAATCAAAAAGATTTAGAAGATGCAAAGAAAGATACTAATGTAAGTAATTTACTTAACATGGGTTTAATAAATCAAGCCCAAAATTATGTAAAAAATAATTATGGTTATATGATAATGAATGCAATATTTCCTGGTTCAGGAATTGTTGCTAAAGGAATTGTTGAAAACAAAAAGAAAAAAGAAGCAGAAAAACAAGCTATAGAAAAACAAGCTATAGAACAAGCTAGAAAAGAAAAAGAAATGCAAGATATAATTAGAGCTGCAGAAAAAGAAGCTGCAGCAATAGCAGCAGTAAAAGCACAACAAGCTATAGATGAGGCAAGGTATAGAACTCAACCTGGACAGTATGGTGGATCTAATAGACAAACTGAAAGAGAACAAGCTGGACCAGGATATAGTGGTTCAGGAAAAGCTTCTGATATGGGATCTTTTGCAAATGGAGGCATCGTTACTTTATAATGGCTAGAATTACACAGGTACTTACACACCCGGATAAAGAATACAAACAAACAGTTGCTGAATCTTTAAACAGAGATTTATCTGCTGTAATACAAAAATTAAACTCAACATATCAAGAGGATTTAAAGGATGAAATAGAAGCCTTTAATTATTTTATAAACTAATGGCTAATTCATTTGTAAATAAAAAAGTAGATTTAACTACAACAAGTGTTACAACACTATACACGGTGCCATCAGCTACAACTGCTGTAATAAAATCTATATTAGTGTCAGAAGATTCAGGTAATGCAGATACAATAACAGTAACAATTACAGACACTAGTTCTAACATATTTAGCTTGTTTAAGACTAAATCAATATCTGCTAATGGGACCACGGAACTATTGACTGGACCTTTGGTAGTAGAAGAAAGTGAAGTAGTAAAAGTCACAGCTGCTACGGCTAATAGACTACATGTGGTATTATCAGCGTTAGAAATTAAACCAAGAGAAGTAACATCATAGGTTGATTTATGATTATAAACAAAGTATTATTAACAACTCAGGTTAAATTCCTGCCTCTAACAAATCAATATAAAAAATTATGATAGATCAAGAAGGAATTAAATCGCTAGAAAAAGGTGCAAGCAATATCAGACTTACTGGTAATGAAGGTGAAAGCTCACCAATACAAGAACAACTAAAAAAAAATATGTCAGAAAGTTTTCCTATGAGAGAATATATGGAAGAATTTGAAAGAGTTTTTCCTGATATGATACCATTAAGAGGGACTGAAGAATATAATGATGCTTTAGAAGATTATTTTAGAGGTCTTGCAAAAGGACCTGTATTACCAAGTGATGAAGATCCAATTAATCCTTTTGGTCCAAAACCCATAGGACCCGTGTTGCCTGACAAAAGTATGATGGCATCATCTGATAGCTACAACAATTATGTAAAAGCAGCAGTATCATTAGGATTAAAACCAATACGTATTGATGAGTTTGAATCATTAACACCAATCATGGATGTAAATGAAATATTAAATTTAACTGAACAATTAAATAGATCAACAAAAGCAACAGGCGGCAGAATTCAAGCGGCATTCGGTGGTATCATGGGCCTTGATCAAAGAAGACAGTACGGTTTAGGTAGTAGTTTTAAAAAAGCATTAAACAAAGTTACAAGACCATTTACAAAAATTGCAAGAAAATTAGTTCCAAAAGAAATAGCAGGACCGTTAAGAACAATAGCACCTTTTTTACCTCCAGGATTTAGAGAAGCAGCTTATCTTGCAGGAACAGCAAAACAAAAAGGTAAATTTAATATTGGTGATCTAGCATTTGTAGCTGCACCTTAT